TATTTAACTCAAGTGAAACTGAGCGTAAAACTGTTCAACAACAGCTTGAAGAATTGCAGGGTACGGTATCAAGTGAAAAACTTAACAACCGTGCAATGAAGATTGCTGGCGAATTAGCCGAGGGCTATAATATTGAAACGCTAGGAGACATTATTGCCCGAAGATTAAAAGTAGTGGATAATGTAGTCAAGGTCATTGATGATGCTGGCAATTTAACAGTCGCAACATATAACGATTTAAAGAACGAGTTCGCTGGCAGTGCCAGATACTCTGCACTAATTAAAGGAAATCAGTCATCGGGTGGCAGTGCTACGGGTGGTGAGAATGGCGGTAGTACCGCAAGGCAAACTATTTCACGTGCTGAATTTGAAGCACTTAATCCCGCGGCCAGAATGAAATTCTCAAAGTCTGGCGGCACAATTCAACGATAAAGGAAGTTTATCATGGCTGAAAACACAATTGATGGTTTAGTACCAGACATTTACGAAGCGTTAGATATTGTCTCTCGCGAATTGACAGGTTTAATCCCTGCCGTAACTTTAAACGCAAGCGCACAAACTGCACAGGTCGGTCAAAATATCCGTGTAGACATTGAACCGGAAGGCAACGGTGTAGACATTACTCCTGCTATGACTATTCCAGAACCAACTGGTCAAGTATCTGGCTTCACTGACATCATCATCAACAAATCACGAGCATTTGAATTCGGCTTTAACGGCGAAGACCAAAAAGGCTTGAATACTGGTGCTGGTTACATGAATGTCCGTCAAGCTAAAATTGCTCAGGCTATCCGCAAAGCAGTTAATGAAGTAGAGCTTGATTTGGCTGGATTGCAAAGCACTTTCTCTCGAGCATACGGAACAGCGGGTACTACTCCATTCGGTACTGCTAACGATTACACTGATGCTTCATACGTTATGAAAATCTTAAAAGATAACGGTTCACCGCAATCAGACAATCATTTAGTAGTTAATACTGCCGCTGGTGCAAACTTTATCGGTAAGCAATCAGCAGTGAATGCCGCTGGCACTGATTCCATGTTGCGTCAAGGTGTTTTACTTGATTTAGCTGGTATGCCATTACGTGAATCTGCTCAGATTTCACAATTTACCAAAGGAACCGGCGTTAACTATACTAGCAACACGGCTGGATATGCTAAAGGCGCAACAGCAATCACTTTAATCACTGGTACTGGCACGGTATTGGCTGGTGACATCGTGACATTTGCTGGTGATGTTAATCAGTACGTTGTCGCAGTGGCTTTAACTGGTGGCGTTATTGTATTAGCCGCGCCCGGTTTACAACAAGCATTGCCAGCAAGCGCAGTTGCGATGACTATCGTAGCTTCATCTGCTCGTAACATGGCCTTTAACCGTAGTGCTTTAGTATTAGCAACACGCGCTCCGGCTAGACCAGAAGAAGGCGACATGGCTGATGACGTGATGATTATCACTGACCCACGTTCCGGTCTGTCAATGGAATTTGCAATGTACAAGGGTTACCGCAAAGTCCGTTATGAAGTGAGTATTGCTTGGGGTGTTAAAAACATCAAGCCTGCTCATACTGCTATTCTTTTAGGCTAGTAGTTTAATCAGTGTTGCATCTTCTTCGGAGGGTGCAATGCTAATTAATCAACAGGGGCTAGAAATGTCAGATATTGAAACAATCTATGTAAATAGAAACGGCGAAAAAGTGCTGATAAATAAAGCAGACTTAAATCCTGATATTGAAAAGAAATGGGTAGAGCCAAAACCTGCTTCCGTGGCTAAAAAATAATGTCAAAGCAAGGTATTCTTTTGTCCATCGCTCAAGACCAACAAGGTTCAGCGCCGAAGATTGTTACGAGGCAAAACCCGTTACCTGTATCTCAATACGGAACTGATATAGCCCGCAAAAAAGTTGACGGAGCTTACGCAATAAATATTTTTGGCTCAATGAATGTGGAAGCTGGTGTTGAAACTGTTGTTTCTGAGCAGGGGATGCCGCCAACGCCGACCGTTCCCGATAGCGTACAGTTAGTTATTTCTTCTTCTGTACTGGGCGATATTGGTCAGGTTAAGATTGTTTATTTAGACGGCAATTTAAACTCGCAGACGGAAACGATAACCTTGACAGGGTTGACTCCCGTGCTGTCAGTGGCAACCGATGTTAGGGCCCTGAACGATGCTTATAGAGTAGACCAAGCATCAAGCGGGACTATAACTATTTCGGGAGGCGGCAGTACTCTAGCAATTATACCTGAAGGCGCAACAAGGTTTAATTCCACACTGCAAAGAGTGCCTTCCGGAAAAAGGATGCTTATCACAGGCTTTGTTGTCGGGTCTATATCCGGCTCTAGCGCGGCAAGGGTGCTAATGAAACTGGAAACTACGGCTATCAACAATGATGCAATTTTTCAAGACGTAGGCGTTTTTACTCCGATATCAGGGGTTTCAACTCAGGACAACTCATTATCTACGGCAGGCTTCACACCTATAAGAATAGGAAGCGGCGAATGGGTTTCCGTTACCGCTTTTTCAGATAAAGCGGCAACAGTAACGGCTTCTATTTTTGGCTGGATAGAAAATGATGATTAATATATTACTTGGGAACTAACATGGCAATAATTGTGGAAGATGGAACAATAGTCGCTAACTCAAACAGCTATGTCACGGCGGCTGAATTAGAGTCTTACGCAGTAGAGCGCGGCATTACTTTATCCGCTGGAGCAGAAGTGCTTCTGCATCAATCCATGGACTATATAGAATCTCTTAATTTTATTGGAGACAGATTTAGCCGTGAGCAGTCTTTAGTTTTCCCGCGTGTAAATGTATACATTGACGGCTTTTATTACGAGCCCGCCATAATTCCTGACTTACTAAAAAATGGGCAAATGGCAACAGCGATTGCAATTGATACGGGCGCTAATCCATTAAGCACTATTAGCCCAGAAGTTAAAAAAGAAAAAGTTGATGTTATAGAAGTTGAATACAAGGAGTCTGGGTTGCAAGCGGCGATAGCCCGCACAATATCAGCCTCACTTTATAAACTTATTAAAGGCGGAATGGGTCTTAATGCGAGCGTGAAACGTGTCTAGCTTCTACCTATCATTAGCGGCAACAGCCCAGCGGTTAATTGATAAGTATGGGCAAACAGTCACGTTCACTAGAACAAATGCTGGCACGGTAAACCCTATTACCGGAATAGGAACTCCGGCAGTAGATACTACATTTAGCGGTAGCGGTATCATCTTAAATTATTCCAAAGCATTAGTTGATGGCATTAACATATTGAGCGGCGATAACCGTGTTTTATTGAGTGGAAAAACAGAGCCAAAGAATGACGATATAATACTTGCGGCTAACGGTAGTTTTAAGGTTATATCTGTTAAGCCTTTAACGCCTGCCGGAATAGTGGTGATGTATGAAATTCAAGTCAGATATTGATAAATTTGCAAAGAAATCGGAAAAAAAGGTTACGAAAGTCCTTCAGGCTGGAACGCTTGAAATATTTTCTGAACTAATACGTGTTTCCCCCGTTGGGAATGCCAGTTTATGGGCTAAACCACCAAGAACAACGGATTACATTGGCGGAAGGTTTCGTAATAACTGGCAGACAAGCATAGGGGCACCGTCAAGCGGCTTTAATGATTCGCCTGATGCAAATGGTGCTTTATCAAAAGCAATGGCTATGTCAGTCATTCCACGAATTGATTTTAATGATACGGTCTGGATTGTGAATAACCTTCCTTATGCGATTGCGCTTGAAAACGGTTCTTCTACCCAAGCGCCAAGAGGTATCGTAAAATTAACAGTTAAAAGATGGAATCGTGCTGTTAACGCGGCGGCAAAAAAAGAGGCTAAAACATGAGCATATTTAACAGTATTTCAGTCGCGCTAAATCAAAAGCTTGAAGCTTATGGCTTGGCCAATCCAATTGATATTGCTTATGAGAATATCCAATACGAGCCTACAATTGGTACTAACTGGGTAAGGCCGACTGTATTGCCAGCGCTGTCAGATGTTGTCGGCTTGCGCAATAACGACATAGAAATCCATGAAGGCGTGTATCAAATTGATGTGTTTACTGGCATCAATCAAAGCAAATCCGTTTCATTACTGACTATTGACGCTATAAGTAGTTATTTTGAAAGAGGTTTAATATTAACTTATTCCGGTGTTAATGTTAGAATAATCAGGAAATCAACAGGTGTTAGCTCGCGTGACGGGGCATGGTATATGACATCCTTATTTATCGACTATCAATCAATCATTTAGAGGTCTTATATGGCAACTCCAATTACATTTGCTGGTTCAGTTATCAGCATCAGCGCGTCAAGCCCAGCAACATACGATTCAGCGGGCTTCTCGGCATTAACATTCACAGAAGTAGGGGAAGTCGTAAGTGTTGGCGATAGAGGCCGTACCTATGCTGACGTTTCTTATACGTCACTAGGTGAGCGCGGCACATTGCATCGCAAAGGTTCTTATGACGAACCGGAAACACCTTTTGAAATTGGTGTCGACCGCGCTGATGCTGGTCAAATCTTAATTAAAGCGGCATCAACTTCTGATGTTGAGCAATCATTTAAAGTTGAATATAACAACGGTGAAATTGATTACTTTGTTGGCTTAGTGTTTAGCTTTGTTACTATCGGTGGCGACACTGACACGATGCGCATGGTTACAGCTAACATTCGTATTGACCGTCAAGGCGTCATTGAAGTTGCCGCTCCATAATGGATTTATCATTATTAACGACAACGGAAACGGCTGAGTGCGTCATTAAAGACCCTGTTACTGGCAATGATACAGATATTATCATTACGGTATGCGGGGTCTATTCTGAGCAATACAGAACAGCGGCGAGAAAGGCATCTGCGACTGAAAACTATGAAAACTTTCTTGCTGATTTAACCGTGGACTGGGCAGGGGTTGAGCGTGATGGAAAAGCCCTGTTATTTACTCATGAAAATGCAGTAGATGTTTACAAGTCTATTCCAGCAATAAGAACTCAGGTGGATAGGTGTATTGGGGATATTAAGAATTTTTTTCCAAAACGCTAACTTCATTAAGGTTATATTCCAGACAGTTAGCGTGGGCAAGCAGTGTAGATAAAGCAGGCGAGTTAAGACGGGATATTCACGATATTGATTATCCTAGCATTGCAGGCTGTGGATATATTGCTGACATGGCTAACGAGTCCGGATTAAGAACAGACTGGGCAGAGATTGCGGCATGGGCTAACTTGACAAGCCGCAATCTTCATCCTTTTGAAGCAGAAGCAATGATGGCGTTCAGCGTATCATTCAGTAATGCGAAAACCGATTTTAACGGTAAGGACGTTCCAAGACCTTATTTCGATAAAAACTCTCAAAGACTTGGCACAAGAATAAGCCAAAAGGTGAATTTATGACTGACGTGACTACACTTGGCATTAAAATCAAATCTGAGGGTATTGATAAAACCAAGAAACAGTTAAAGGGCTTAAGCGACCAAGGCGAGAAAACAGAAAAAAGAGCCATGTCACTCGGCAAAGCTTTCGGCGTAGCTTTCGCCGCTGTAAATGTTGGTTTACTAATAAAAAATATCTCTGACGTTAACCGTGAATTTGAATCATTAAGAACTTCATTAATCACAACAACAGGTTCTGCAGAAGATGCTACTAAAGCATTTGAAGGAATTAAAGACTTTGCATCAACAACGCCTTTCGCGGTCGCGGAAGTAACTCAAGCATTTATTAAACTTGGAAACTTAGGTTTAGCGCCTTCGGCTCGCGCATTGACTAGCTACGGCAACACCGCAGGCGCAATGGGCAAGTCATTGAACCAAGTCATTGAAGCGGTAGCAGATGCCACTACTGGCGAATTTGAGCGACTAAAAGAATTCGGCATTAAATCAGCGTCAGAAGGTGATAGGGTAACTTTTACCTTCAGGGGCATGTCTAAAGAAGTCGGTAAGAACTCTAAAGAAATACAGGACTATATTCTAGCACTTGGGGAAAATGAGTTTGCTGGTGGTATGGCATTGCAAGCCAAAACACTGAACGGTTCATTATCTAATCTTGGCGACTCATGGGATGCGTTTGTTGATAATCTATTAAGCGGTGAGAACTCAGCCAAAATTGCCAAAGCAATTAATCTTATTGGAACGGGAATAGACTGGTTAAGCGGAAAGCTAGAAGGCGAATCTGCATTTAAAAAAGCGGCTGAAAATCTACAGGAACAACAGGCTGTTTTGGATAATATGATTGAGGATTTAAGCCGTCCTAGATTGTTCAGGCTGAACGTTACAAGCTCCACTGAAGAATTGGGTGCGGCATTTGATATTCAAAGGGCCAAGGTTGATAAGTTAAAAATCGCGCTTGGCGAATTAATGTTGCCTGACGTTGCCGCTGGAAAAACATTTGACGAAATAGCCGCTGGCCTCGATAAGATGGGGTTAGCCGCTGAAAAAGCCTTCGTATCAATGCATGATGGATGGTCATTAGCTGAAGATGCCCTGTCAGCACTTGATGATGAATTACAAGTATTTACAGATAATGCGCAAGCAATTTCATCCGCTTATGATAGCGTCACTGAGTCATTAACCCAGCAACGTACTATTCTAGGATTAACAGCTAGGGAAGCGGCAATATATAACGCTCAAATGCAGTTAGTGGTAGGAACGCATGAAGATTTAGTAATTAACACGGGTGAACTCGCCGGTAAGCTGTTTGATGAGCAAGAAGCGGTGAAGGCATTGGCTGATGAAGCATTACAAGCTGAGAAGGCAATGGAGGCATTAGACAGGGCATCAACTGACTGGGCATCTTCTTTTGCTGATGCAATGGTTGAATCAACTGGCTCGTTAAGTGACTTTGTTGAAAACGCTTTAAAAGAACTACAAAAGATTGCGATACAACAGGCAACACAGCCATTATTCAAAGCTTTTGGCGGCTTACTTAATGAGGGTTTTGGTGATTTATTTGGCGGGCTGTCTAGTTTCGCTGGTGGCGGTTTTACGGGTTCAGGCTCAAGAAGTGGCGGGATGGATGGTAAAGGTGGCTTCCCTGCAATGCTTCATCCTAATGAAACAGTAATTGACCACAGCAAAGGCCAAAACTCAAGCGGCGCAGTAAGTGTCGTGGTTAATGTAGATGCTTCTAATTCTAATGCTCAGGGCGATACAAATGGTCTTGATATTGGAAAGCTTATTGGTGACTCCGTTAAATCAATATTAATAAATGAACGCAGACAAGGCGGGCTATTATCGTGAGTACATTTATAATTGAACCAAGCTACAGCGCAAACCAATCGCAATCCCCAAGGGTAAGGGTTGCTCAATTTGGTGATGGGTACTCCCAGCGTGTCGGTGACGGCATTAACTTACTCGCCCGTCAATGGTCATTAGTGTTTAATGGTAACGCCGCTGAAATGGATGCTGTAGAGGCTTTTCTTGAAATTGAATCTGGCATTACTTCATTTGATTGGCAACCTCCAACTGGCGCGGCTGGAAAGTTTTTATGTATGGCATGGAACAGGTCAATAGCTGGGTTTAATAATGAAAGCGTAACAGCAACATTCACGGAGGTTTTCGGCTCATGATTCCAGAAAGTCAAAAGCTTGGTGCTGGCTCTATTGTTGAATTGTTTGAATTAGACGCGACTGTTTTGGGTGGTGAAATATTTCGCTGGTCAAACCATGTTAATGAAATCGGCAATGATATTACATGGCAAGGAAACGTCTATTCAAGATTACCGATTGAAGCAGGCGGCTTTTCTAAGTCCGGCTCAGGCAAGCAGGCTAGACCGACATTACGAGCGGCTAACGTAACTGGGTTACTGGGTTCGGTAACTGCATCGCTCAGTGATTTAATTGGCTCTAAAGTCACTAGACGGCGCACCTTTTACAAGTATCTTGATGCTGTAAACTTTACAGGCGGAACGAATCCATTGGCTGACCCAAACGTGTTCTTTCCTGACGAGATTTGGTATGTAGACAGAAAGTCAGCAGAAAACGGCATCTTTATTGAATTTGACCTTGCTTCAGCTATGGATTTAAACGGCGTATTTTTACCGTCTAGGCAAGCACTTCAGAATGTATGCGCATGGCAATACAGAAGCGCGGAATGCAGTTATGCTGGAGGCGCTAAAGCTGATGTCAGTGATAACCCAACGACTGACATTAACAAGGACAGATGCGGAAAACGTGTAAATTCATGCAAGTTAAGATTTGGAGGGAATAGCCAGCTTCCTTATGGTGGATTTGCAGGGGTAGGAAAATTATGAGCATTAAAGATGATATTGAAAAACATGCTTTAGAATCGATGCCCGCTGAATCTTGCGGGTTAATCATTATTAAGAAAGGGCGAAAGAAATACATTCCTTGCCGAAACATTGCATCAATGGGAAACTTTGCCATTCACCCTGAAGATTATGCAAATGCAGAAGATATGGGCGTAATTGATACGGTAGTTCATAGCCATGTCAATATACCTGCTCTCCCCTCCCCTTCTGATTTAGTTCAGTGTGAATTAACTGATTTTAAATGGCTGATTATCTCAGTGCCCAACATGCAAACGCATGAATTCAAGCCCAGCGGTTATGTGATGCCGCTTTATGGGCGCTCCTTTAATCACGGCACTGTTGATTGCTATACTTTTGTTCGTGATTTTTACAAGCAAGAATTAAATATTGAGCTTCCAAATTTTGACAGAACGGATAATTGGTGGTTATCAGATGAAAATTTATATCTTGAAAACTACAGCAAAGCAAAGTTCGTAGAAACAAATAAGCTTGAAAAAAACGATGTTATCTTGATGACTATTGGTGGCAGTAAAGTTCCAAATCATGGTGCGATATATCTTGGTGATGGTAGAATAGGGCATCATCAACAAGACAGGCTTTCAAGTATTGATGTATACGGCGGTTATCACCAAAAAATGACCAGTAAATTATTGAGGTTTATATCTTGAAAACAATCATGCTTTATGGCTCGCTCGGAAAGAAGTTCGGCAAGGTTCATCGCTATGACGTGGCTTCCCCGATAGAAGCTGTCAGGGCAATGAGTGCAACAATTTCAGGCTTTAAAGAATACATGTTACACGCCGGATATATGAAGATACTGGTCGGCGGAAAAGCTGATTTGGATATTGATGGCGTAGTTAACCCTGTTTCTGATAAAGAGACTATTAGATTTATCCCTGTTATTCAAGGTTCTGGCGGTCTTGGTAAAATACTTTTAGGCGCAGCCCTTATTGGTTTAGCTGTTGCATTTCCAGCGGCATCGGCAACGCTATCATTTGGCACGTTCAGTACTTCATTCAGCCTTGCGTCTATTGCCACTAGTATCGGTACTTCATTGGTCATTGGTGGCGTGTCTCAAATGCTATTTGCACCACAAAAGTCACCATCAAATAGCGCGGAAAGGCCAGAAAATAAACCTTCTTTTGTTTTTAATGGCGCAGTAAATACATCAAGACAAGGGAATCCAGTTGCACTTGCTTATGGGCGGGTGATTGCTGGCTCTCAAGTAATTAGCGCGGGAATCGTAGCGGAGCAGATTTTATGATTAAGGGTAGCGGTGGTGGCGGCAAGTCTGGCGGCGGTGCTGGGCGTGTAGCAACGGAAGCGGCTGATTCTTTACAGTCAAAACAAACTGCAAAAGTAATTGATTTAATTTCTGAAGGCGAAATACAGGGCTTAGTCAATGGCCTTCAATCTGTCTATCTAAACGAAACTCCAATTCAGAATGCTGATGGCACGTTTAATGTATCGGGAGTGGCTTTTGATTCAAGAAATGGGACTCAGTCACAAACATTTATCAGGGGTTTTACAAACGTTGATAACGAAAGGGCTGTAGGCGTACAGGTAACTAATTCAGCAAGCGTAACAAGGACTGTCACTGGCTCAGACTTAAGCGCTGTTCGGGTTACAGCGTCAGTTCCAAGATTGACTAATCAAAACGTAACAAATGGCGATATTAGCGGAGCAAGCGTAACTATCGCGCTGGACATTCAAACGGATGGCGGGGGATTTGTCCCTGTCAAGCTTGGTCAGGCAACAAAGGCGCTCGCAGTTTCAGGCAATGTCGCATCATCATTGACAGCTAACATGACAGGGGCATCAATTTCTGTTTCTTGGCTCGGTCAAGCGTTGTTAACTTATCAAACATGCA